ATTGAATTGCGGCCTCCCGAGCACGTTCCGATCGCTGAGGCGGATGAACCGTTCTGGCGGTCGATCATTGCCGAGAAACCGAAGTCGGAATGGACGGGCCACGACCTGGAGATTGCGGCCCTGCTGGCCTCGTCATTGCGCAAGCTACGCGACGAGGAGGCCACGCTGGAGACAGAGGGGTCTGTGTTGACCACGGCGGGTGGGAACGCTGCGGCTAATCCCAGGCTGCGGATTGTTGCCGACCTCCACGCCCGCGCGATGAAGTACCGCCAGACCCTCGGGATTCACAACCGGGGTAAGAACGGCGAGCAGCGGGATGTTGAGAAGCGCCGGGAAGCGGCGAAGATTTACGAAGACGCCACGGTTGACACCGAGGCACTGTTTGCGAGCCCGACTGTCCAGTGACCGAAGGCGAAAAGGTCATCCGGTTCATCGAGAGGGTTTGCCGGGTACCAGAGGGAACGAAGGTCGGCCAGAAGCTGGTGCTGGCGGATTTCCAAAAGGACTTCATCCGGGCGATTTACGACAACCCGGCCGGGACGCGGCGGGCATATCTCGCCATCGCGCGGAAGAATGGCAAGTCGGCTCTGATTGCCTGCCTGCTGCTGGTCCACCTTGTCGGGCCAAAGGCTGTGCTGAATAGCCAGATTGTTTCCGGCGCCCGGTCACGCGACCAGGCGGCGTTGGTGTTTAACCTGGCCGCGAAGATGGTGCAGCTAAACCCCGAACTTGCCAAGCGGGTTAGGGTGGTCCCTTCAGGCAAGCGCCTGATCGGGCTAACGATGAATACCGAATACAAGGCCCTGGCTGCGGAGGGAACGACTGCGCACGGGCTGTCGCCGGTTCTGGCCATTCTGGATGAGGTTGGGCAGGTCAAAGGGCCGCAAGACGATTTCATTGACGCGATTACCACGGCGCAGGGCGCGCATGAGGAACCGCTGCTGATTGCCATATCGACCCAGGCGCCGACTGATGCGGACCTGTTCTCGGTCTGGCTGGACGATGCCGAACGGTCGGAAGACCCTTCGATTGTAAGCCACGTTTACACGGCACCGGAAGGCTGCGAGCTGGACGACCGGGATGCGTGGAGGGCGGCGAATCCGGCGCTCGGGCTGTTCCGCTCATTGCGGGACGTGGAGGAACAGGCGGCGCAGGCGCAGCGGATGCCCGCGAGTGAAAACACGTTCCGGGTGCTGACGTTAAACCAGCGGGTCAACATGGCCTCGCCGTTTGTCTCGCCGGGAGTGTGGAAGCTCGGCAACGAGGCTCCCGGCGAACTGTCTGGCTTGGTTTATGGTGGGCTCGACCTGTCGGCGACCACCGACTTGACCGCACTTGTGCTGCTCTGCCGATCGGACGGATTGGTGCATGTGCATCCGTATTTCTGGATGCCGCAAGATAGCGTCCAGGAGGCGGCTCGGCGCGACCGGGCGCCATATGACGTATGGGTTAGACAGGGCTTGCTGCGGACTACGCCGGGCAAGGTCATTGATTATGATTTCGTCGCGCGGGACATCGGGGAGATAACCTCTGGCCTGTCCGTCGCCAAGATCGGTTTCGACCGCTGGCGCATGGACCGCATGAAGGGCTCGCTGGAACGACAGGGGGTTGACCTCCCGCTTGAGCCGTTCGGCCAGGGCTATGCCTCGATGTCCCCCGCTCTGGACGCACTGGAAGCGGACCTGTTAAATGGGGTTGTTCGCCACGGCGGGCACCCGGTGCTGACAATGTGCGCGGCCAACGCGGTCGCGGTGCAAGACCCTGCGGGGAATCGTAAACTGGACAAGTCCAAGGCAAACGGCCGCATCGACGGTATGGTTGCATTGACGATGGCGGAAGGTGTCGAGGCTATGTTTGCTGAGCCGACGCCTTGGTCGCCATGGGACGATCCGAACTTTAGCTTGGTGGCGGCATGACGGGTTACAAACTATCCGCCCGCGCTGCGGCGAACGAACGCAAATGGGGCAACGTGGTCCCGCTGCGCGAGGAACGCATAATTACCGAGATTCCGGGCATCGACCGGCCCGGCTCTAATCTGCTGCAGGTCTTCGGTCTGGAATCGGTTTCCCTGCCGGCGGTCTGCATCGACAGCGCGCTTACGGTGCCTGCCTTCATGGCGGCTGCTACCTTCCTGCCGCGGTCGCTGGCTGCGCTACCCCTGCACGCCTTCCGCAAGACCAAGGCTGGGCCGGAAAAGATCGCCGGTGGGCTCGAAACGCTGATCCACGAGGCGCCTAACGCGGAATGGACCAGCTTCAAGCTGCGGCAATATTTCTGGACGCAGGTTTTCACGGGCGGGCGCGGCCTACTCTACATCGAACGGTCCGGGTCTAACATCGTCGGGCTCTATCCGATGAATCCGGTCCACACGAAGGTCAAACGCGACGGCATGGGCCGGACCATCTACGAGGTGGACGGTAAGCCCTATTCCGGCGCGGACGTTATCGACGTTCCATTTATGCTGAAGGCCGATGGTATCGGCCATTACAGCCCGGTTACGCTGGGCGCCAAGGCAATCCAGCTCGCCCTGGCCATGAACGATTACGGCTCGCGGTTCTTTGCCGGTGGCGGCGTCCCGCCTCTTGCGCTGGAAGGCCCGCTTCCTGCTGGCCCCGAGGCGATGAAACGCGCCATGGCTGATATCCACCGGGCGATCGACGCGGCCAAGGACAGCGAAAAGCCCATCTTCCCGATGCCTCCCGGCCATACGTTGAAGCAAGTCGGCTTTGACCCGGAAAAAGGCCAGATGACCGACGCCCGGCGGTTCCAGGTGGAGGAAATCGCCCGCATTTTTGGTCTTCCGCCCGTATTCCTGCAAGACCTGACGCACGGGACCTATACAAACACGGAACAGCAGGACTTGCACGTTGTGAAGCACGTTCTGACGCATTGGGTTGAAGCTCTGGAGCAAGAGATGAATCTCAAGCTCTTTGGGCAACGGAACGGCGGGCGTTACGTAGAGCATTCGATCGACGGCATTCTCCGTGGCGACTTCCTCAGTAGAATGACGGCCCACTCGACTGGCGTCCAGAATGCCATTCGCACACCGAACGAAGTTCGTGCGCTTGAGAACCTTCCGCCGTTGCCGAATGGCGATGAACTATTGATCCAAGGGGCGACCGTCCCTCTCGGCACCCAAAAGAACTTAAACGCGGCAGCCGTGGACCCCGCAAACCAGGGAACTAGCGCATGACGATGGAACGTCGCGCCCTCGCTGCTCCGCCTGAAGTGCGGGCGGATGACGGCGCCATGGTGGCGCGCGGCTATGCTGCGCTATTCAATTCCGAGGTCGATATTGGCGGATATTTCCGCGAAGTTATCGCCCCCGGCGCCTTTAGAGAGACGCTGAAGAACGACGACATTCGGGCGCTGATCGACCACGACACCGGCCGCGTTATCGGGCGGTCATCGGCCGGAACGCTGCGGCTCAAGGAAGACGACAAGGGCCTGTCGGTGGAAATCGACCTGCCCGACACCACGGACGGCCGCGACCTCGCGGTGCAACTGGAACGCGGCGACATCTCGGGAATGAGCTTCGGCTTTATCGTCCGTCATGACGAATGGGACGAAACCAGCGACCCGCCGACACGCACGATTCACGCGGTCGACTTGCTGGAAGTCTCGGCGGTGGCGTTCCCCGCCTATGACGACACCGAGATCGGCCTGCGCTCGCTTGAGAATGCGCAGCGCAAGGCTGAAGAGCGTGAGGCCAAAAAGAAGACTGACAACTATTTCAGGCGGAAGGCAGAAACGGAACAGAAGTTCCGCCGCATCTAACTATTGATTTTGTTCTGCCGCTTCTATTTTCGCAATTCGTCTTTCGTAGGCGCGGTGCGCTTGGGCAATCATCTTGTCGCGGCGTTCAAGCGCCCCTTCACGGGGGCCTAGGCGCGCTAATTCTTGTTTTTTCTTTTGCTCTCGCTCAGCAGATTTCCGCAAGGCTTCAACCCTCTGGCGTTTCTGCGTCGGAGTTTCGAGACCCAGCGATTCATAAAGGCGATTGATCGTTCCGTCGCCTACGCCGGGGGTTCTGGATAGTTCTGCATCCGATATGCTGCCCCGCTGCAAAGCGGACTTGAGG